AATAAACTGCTGTTATGTGCGGCCATTAACGCCTATTACGAAGTTTTGGAGCAGGAGCGTGTTCTGGATCCCGGAAAGAACCGGTGTGAAATAAACCTGGTAGCTCAGAAGACCTATCTGAAGAGCATCGGGGAGCCTGTTGACGACATGCGGGAGCAGGAAATCAAAGAAGCTAATACCCGCGACAAAGTATTTTTAACCAGCACTGTACGGCCACTGGATGCAATGGAAGATGTCCAGCTGATCGTAAATCTGTAGGAGGTGGCTTAAGTGGCTAATTCTGAACGTGTGATAAACGGCACTTTTGGCGAGGTCTGGCTAGACGGTGACAAGGTTGCCGAGTGCTATGGCCTGGAAGCAAAGGTGGAGTTTGAAAAAGAAGAAATCGCTATGTGCGGACAGCTGGGTGTCGATACAAAGATTATGGGCTACAAGGGTACCGGCAGCCTGAAAATGCACAAGATGAATAGCAGGATGATGTTGAAATTATCGGATAAGGTTAAGGCCGGGAGCAACCCCAGGCTGCAAATTCTATCCGCGCTTAAGGATCCGGCTGCCGATGGCGGCGAGCGGATTTTGATTAAGGATGCAGCTTTCGACGATATGACCTTGGCCGGGTGGGAGGCCAAGAATAAGGGCGAGGTTGAGTGCCCATTTACGTTTACGGACTGGGAGCTGCTGGACACCATCCAGCCGAGAGAATAGGAGGATAAACCATGAGTAGGACTTTAGACTTATTGTTGAAGCTTGACCAATCAAAACTAAAAAGACCCCGCAAAGAGGTTGAAATAAAGCGGCTTTCTGACCTTACAGGTGAGAAGGTCGCTTTTGTTTGCGAGGCATTGACCGCGGATGAAATGGGCGGCATCCAGGAGATGGTTCTGGATGTGAAAAAGCAGGATGTGGATATTCCGGAAATGCAAGCGCTTACCGTTCTGGCCGGGGTAAAAGAACCGAATCTGAAGGACAAAGACTTGCTAGGCTGCTACAACGTACCCACCCCGAAAGAGCTTTTGCGGAAATTGCTTCTCCCAGGGGAGATTGCTGCATTGTACCAAACCATTTCTGATTTATCCGGATATGGTGAAGGCGCGGTGCGAGAAGTAAAAAACTAATCAAAACGGACGTCCTGGTTGAGATGATGTATTACTACTGGTCGAGGAAGGGAATCAGGCCGTCCGAATTTTACAACATGCCCCCGGGTGAACAGATGGTGGTCCGGGCTTTTTACGAAGAAGAAATCCGGGAAAGAAACCGAATGGCTAAGTCTGGCGCATACTGCCCTAGTTTGTGGTAATCCTTTTTAAGGCGGTGAAAAGATGATATTAGGCGCGACAATTAGATTAAAAGACCAGTTTACTTCTGTTATGAAGCAAGCTCGGGAGTCTACTGAAGAAATGTCCAAGAGCATGAAACTGGCCGGGCTACAAGCAAACCGCATGAAAAAGGATTTCAAGGAAGCCTACGAAGCTGCGAAACCGCGCAATATGTTTGATAGCGCAAAACAAGTTGGTGCCGGGATGACGGCAGCGGGGATGGCCGGAGCGGCAGCGCTTGGGGCAGCAGCAAAAAGCTCAATAGAGTTTGAAAGTGCTTTTGCTGGGGTTCGGAAAACGGTCGATGCTTCCGAAGAAGAATTTGAGGCCATGAGGAATCAAATCCGTGCCATGACCCGTGAAATACCAGCAACCCATGAAGAAATAGCAGGGGTAGCTGAGGCAGCCGGTCAGCTTGGCATACAGAAAGAAGCCATCCTGGGATTCACCCGGACGATGATTGACCTGGGCGTGGCAACTAACATGACCTCTGATGAGGCGGCTACTGCTCTAGCCAGGTTTGCAAATATTACGCAAATGAGCGCACAGGACTATGATCGCTTGGGGTCCACGATTGTGGACTTGGGGAACAACCTTGCTACAACCGAAAGCGAAATTGTGGCCATGGGTCTAAGACTGGCTGGAGCCGGTAACCAGGTAGGTATGACTGAAGCGCAGATCATGTCTTTCTCTGGCGCTTTATCATCTGTCGGAATTGCCGCTGAAGCCGGTGGCACGGCGTTTTCAAAAGTTATGATCGACATGGCCAGCGAGGTTGCCACAAACGGCAAGAATTTGCAGAACTTTGCTAAAGTGTCTGGTATGTCTGTGGCGCAATTCAAAAAAGCCTACAAGGAAGATGCGTCTGGTGCTATCATTTCATTCATCGAGGGTTTGGGTAGAATGTCAGATGCAGGAGAAAACGTATTTGGCATACTCGACGATATGAATATGTCTGAAATTCGAGTGCGGGATACTTTGCTCCGTGCGTCTGGGGCCGGGGATTTGTTCCGTAAGAGCATGGAAACGGGTACAAAAGCCTGGGAGGAAAACGTGGCTCTCACCAACGAGGCTAGGGAGCGCTATAAAACAACCGAGTCACAGCTTAAGATGCTTAAAAATACCGTAAGGGACGCAGGAATAACTGTAGGAGATATACTTTTGCCCCATATTGTTAGCGTGTCTCAAACTTTGAAAGGATTTATAGGACACCTTGACAAAATGTCTCCGGAAATGAAAAAAATGATTGCCGTAACATTCATAGCGGCAACCGGTCTTTTGCTCTTAGGCGGTCCTCTTCTTCTTTTGGTAGGCTTTTTACCTTCAATAGCGGCGGGCTTTGCAATGTTAGGGACGGTTAGTCTCGGGATACTCGGCCCCATAGCCCTGGCAATAGCTGCTGTCGCGGCTGCCGGGTACCTACTTTACAAGAATTGGGACAAGGTAAAAGCTTTTGGGCAAAAAATGTGGGCTGACCTGATGAAGCAGATTGAGCCTTTTGTTCCGTATTTCCAGAATGTATTCAACGCAGTGATAGCCATTTTACAAGTAGGCTTTACAATTGCTAAAGGAATAGTTGAAACAATGCTAGTGCCCATAACAGCAATATTTGCCGGAGCTTGGGAGTTTGCCAAAAATGCCGTATTTATAGCAGTGGAAACCATGATAGGTGTTACCGGTGGCCTAATCCAAGCCCTGAGCGGAATTATTGACTTTATTGTTGGAGCGTTTACCGGTGACTGGGGGAGAGCCTGGCAAGGTGTGCAGGATATATTTGGAGGGATATTCAACGGCCTGGGGGCACTTGCTAAGGGGGCTATAAATACGGTAATAGGAGTTATTAACTCCGGGATAGCCGGAATAAACGCGATTAAGGCACCGGATTGGGTGCCTGGTATTGGTGGTAAAAGCCCGAATATCCCGTTAATCCCGAGGTTAGCCACCGGTCTTGATTATGTACCTTATGATGATTTTCCAGCGTTACTGCATAAGGGAGAGATGGTCCTCACCCGGACAGAAGCGGATCAGCATAGAGCAACCGAAACTAGAACAGAAGGCAAAACCGTAAATAAACGGGGCGGTAACAATATCAACATAAACATCAATGCTCAGGATAAGACCCCACGGCAAATAATTAACGAACTTATTCCAGAGCTTGAATTAGCGCTGGCGAACGTATAGGAGGCATTCAGGTGGACATATTCCTTTCGATAAATAACCGAGAGCAAGTTGTACAGTTGCCTGTGCTGCCAAAAGAGTTTAAAATCCGCACCGGTATGAAAAACGAGAATTACGATACGATCGGCCAGGGCGAGATAAAGCTAATTGGCCTGCCGGCCCTGGCCAGTATCACCATCGAATCTTTTTTCCCGGTGCGTGATTACCCCTTTCTCCGGGATCGTACTTATCGGGGTTGGGAGTACGTGGAGATGATTGAGGCATGGAAGGCCAGGCGGCTGCCGATACGCCTAATCATCACCGACACGCCTATCAATATGCCCTGCGCGATTGAATCGTTCGAGTATGGCCCCCAGGATGGCAGCGGGGACATCTATTACTCCCTGGAGTTATCAGAGTTTAAATTTGTGGAATTGGGGTGATAACGTGGTGCATAACCTGTACTGCATAACAAACAACAAACAGTACGACATCACCCCGATTACCGGGCTGCTTACTTGGAAAAGTAGTATTGACCAACTGGGTGTCCAGCTTGATTTTGAGATTGCGTACAACGACGACCGGTACTTCCCGGTTAACCCTGTAGATATAGGCAGCATGATAGTTCTAGCCGGGCAGGCCGAAATATTTCGGGGGATAGTTGTGACAGAACAAAAAACTGGCCGGGGGGCCGTCCAGTACACTTGCTTCGATCCGGCGTTTTACCTGAACCAGAGCAAGGCAATATACCAATTCAAGGGGATGGCCGCTGATGGTGCTATCAAAAAGGTTTTAGGTGACTTCGGGGTGCCTGTCGGCGGTGTCGCCGGTATGCCGACCCTGATTACCCAGATCTACAATGACAAAATAGTGGCTGATATAATCCGGGATATCCTGGACCGGGTGGAGAAGGAGACCGGCGCCAAGCACCGGATGGAAATGCGGGCCGGGAAACTGCACATCGAAAAGCAGACAGACCTACTTATTAAACCAACCTTTAAGCTGGCTGAAAATCTGGCAGAGGTACCGGTAACGGCGGCCATATCAAACCCAACGAGGCGCCGGAGCATTGAAGAGATGCGAAACAGTATCAAAATTGTAAGTGAGGATAATGTAGTAGGTGAGGCTAAGAACGACGGGCTGATCAAACAGTACGGACTGCTCCAAGAAGTACAGTCGATTGATAAAAAAGATACTGCCCAAGCCAAGCAGATAGCCCAGAACCTACTAAAAGACCTGGGCCGAATCATGGAAGAGAACAGCATCGAGGTTCCCGGCCACGACGATGTTAGGGCGGGACGGTTGATAGAAGTAGAAGAACCAGTCACCGGTATGACAGGCCGGTACCTAGTCAAGGATGTTGCCCACACCGTGAGAAATGGCATCCATACCATGCAGCTAGGCCTGGGGGTGATGTAGGTGGATGGCATTGCAAAGCTGGCCAGCCTACTGAAAGATAGGGATAATCAGCCCTACCTGGGGCCGCAAATTGGAGTAGTGGTTGCTCCGCCGCCGGACATAAGGGTAAGCCTGGGCGATAAAATTATACTCGACAAAGACAACCTCATCATAGCCGCCCACGTTCTGGCTGACTACCAGCGGGAGCTTGAAATCACTGGTGAAATTGATATCACAGGTGCGGCCGGTAAGACAACGCTTATCCAACCGCCTCCCCCCGAGGAGCCGGTGGTGGTATCAGAAACTTGGGGAATGCAATCCACGTCACTTGAAGGGCAAGAGAAGATCACCGGGGCAAT